TTGAGCATTTAACACATTGTTCAAATTAGTGTTTAAATTTTGGTAGTTGTTGCCAAGCGCTGTAGTGTTAGCCGCATTTAAGTTTTGAGCATTTGTGTATGCGTTATTAAGCGCTGTGTTTGCCGTTGCACCGCCTTGGGTAATTGCGGCTCTTGCATCGTTAATGCCTTGTTGATTGGCGGTATTACTAAGCAAATTACCAGCTGCATTTAATGCCAAACCAGTTATAGGATCAATTATTGTTTTTGCAGCGGCTGCCGTATTTGCCGCATTAGCCACATCTGCTAATTTTGTTCCAGCCGCAGCGCTTGTTAAAGCCGCACCAGAGCCAATAACTTCAGGGGCGGCAGCTACAGTTGAAGCTAATGCCGCAGTTGCCTCTGGAGTCATTGCACCAGCCATAAAAGAATTAGCCGCTGCATTTGTGCCAAATTCAGGAATTAAACCGCCAGCAATATCAGCATCAGCCGCAAGACTTGCTAAAGTTGATCCACCAGCTTCTGACGCAACAGTTGCTAATGTTGAGCCAGCGGGCGCACTACTAAGCAAACCTTCTGTAACGCCAGGTATGCCAAACGCAGCAGCGGCAACCGCTAAACCCGTCAGAATGGCTTTTTTGTCGCTTGTGTCTTTACTCCACGATGAAATTACAGGCTTGCCGTCAGCATCCTTTTTAATTTCATAGATAGTGCCTCCACCGCCCGTATATGTAGAGCCAAACCTTCTGTTTGTGCCTGAAGCATCAGCATTGTTTAAATCTGTTACACCTTCTTTTGCAAGATGCCTAGCCATGTCCAAAATGACTTGTTCAGCCGCTGTTGGGGGATGACCTAACAGTTTTGTGGATTCATCGTAATTAAAACCAACGCTTTGGCCTTTGGTAGCAAAAACACCACCTTTAATAGCATTAGGATCAATAGATGCCGCAATCTGTTTTGAAAGCGCCAAAATCGTATTAGGGTCATAAGTCTTGCCTTGATAATCTGTTAAACCAGACGTATTTCCAGCATTACTAACAAAATTGTTAACCAACGAATTTATTGTGTTGTCCATGATTTAGGCTCTCTCAAACATTGTAATAAGGCACTTTGTACGCCTTACCATTTACTGTGACATTCATAAACCCAACAGGGTTAGCGGGAAGCGTTGCAGAACCAGACGTTGCAGTTGTGGCAGAACTAAAGTTCAACAAGTTAATGAAAAACTGTTGCCACGACCGTGATGGACGATTAGTTGCACTATCCAAAAACTGTGTTTGTGGATAGGGATTAAGCTGTTGTGTGTTTGAAAGTCCAGACGTAGCCATTAGTTTTCTGCCCCTTGCAATTTAAGATTAGCCGAAATAATGACAAAATTTACAGGATCAGTTACTGAAACCTCAAAGATTCTGTCTCTGGCTTGCCCCAATCTGCGCCAAATGGCACGATTTCTGTATTTGCCAAGTTGACCAACACTTGTCCAATACTCATTTGACCATGTTGAACCGCCATCATTTGACCATCTAAGCATAGCTTGTGGGTTATCTGTGGTTGTCAAAATGACGGGCTGTTGAGTTGCCAAAATGTAAGTCTTTTCAGTCTCGATAGTAAAAGTTGCACTAGCCGCAATTGTATATGTATCACCTAAATAAACGGTGTTTTCGTTATTAACTTGTATAACGGTAGATGTTCCCGTAGTCCCCACGCCTGGCTGAAATTGAATCTGCAATTCATCAAAATACTGACGTTGAAATTCAGTTACCAAGTGGGGCGCTCTACGCAATCTGCGTATATTTTGACCATCGTCCGTGTAATTGGTTTTATCCAATTCGTACAATTTGCCGTTTTGATAGTCACCAACAATAACTAAACCTTGGAACAAAGCACAGCAATTACCACGGTGACGCTGATATGTTCCTTGATTTGTTGTGTAAAGCCATTTGTGCCACATTAAAGTGGTTGCGTCATAGGCCCATGTCAATTGCAAAGATGGGAAAGTGACAACAAAAACCTCATGTCCCTCAAGTTGGTAAGTCCACGAAATAGCATCAGCAACATACTGATTGGCTAAAGTGTTCTCAACAGCGTGAGTGGAAATCCTTTGGGGAATATATCCTTGCATTTGCATGATTTGGGATTGACCACGATTGTTTCGTGAAACATAAGCAAATGAATTGCCAAGTCGAGCCAAAGAAAATGGTGCGGCAATCCCGTGTTGAGTAGAAGTGCCGGGTATTCTTTGGAACGGGAACGGCACAGTTCCAACGTCTGTCCACACCTCTGAGGAAATTTCACCCATCAAATAGATTTCACGGTGATCCACAATCAAAGCCACTAAATCGTCTGGTGCACCATCTTTCAGAGAGTAGCTAGTATTGGGTGAAATAGGCGATAAAAGGTCACTAGCGCCAAATTGTTGCGTGGTAGGGTTGTTATAGACAAAGTAGTTGTCGATAATATCAACCGTGTTTGCACCGCTAAACGCACCATCAGTCGATGGCAGAACTGAAAAGTTTATGCCGTACATGGTCACGCCAACGGCTACTGTGCTTGACGTACTTAACGTATATGTTCCAGCTCCACCTGACCCTGTGCCAAAAGCCGTAATAATCGTGCCAAGGGTGACACCAGCGCCTTGGATAGTTTGACCAATATGTAAAACGCCTGATGCAACACCAGTAACGGTCATTGTTGTGCCAGCTATAGTGGCAGTAACCACCGCACCAACAGTCGCAGAATTCATAACCTCAGTTGCAACAGTCTGGCTTCGGTTAATCGTATACGTTCCAATACCGCCAGAACCTGATCCAAGCGCAGTTATAACAGTTTCAGCTAATACACCAACACCATAAAGTGATTGACCAACGGCTAAAGTGCCACTAGAAACGCTTGCAACAGTTAATGTTGTACCACTTGTTGAGCCAGTAAACACGGCAGTTGCAGGGCTTGATATGTACCATGTGTAACGATAAGCACCGTCAACAATGTAAACATTTACTCCGTTATCTGTGATGCGGACTATTCCAGAACTGGAATTAAGTTGCCCAATAACTGACGGCACAAGATTGGCTGTAAGGGCATAAACATAAGAGCCACAAACCGCAATCAATATATCGCCACCAGACACGGTGCGCAGTCCACGCACTTCCTCTTGGTTGGGCAATAAGGCTTTTAGCGTCAAGCCTGGCGTTGGGTATAGCGCAATTACACCCCGATAATCAGGCTGCTTGGTAGGGTCAACTTCAGGGAAAAAGTTAATACATTCCTGAGCATTTTGATAAATACTAGGTGCTTCATACGATGAACCAACAAATCCAAAATCTGGCATGGTAGTCCCTTAAATAAAGCCGCCAGTAAGAATCCAACCAGCGTCTTTTGCCTTGTTAACCAACAAAGCGTCAGGGTAACGTGAGACTTGCAGAGGACTCATGTTAGTGCGTTTTAGGGTAGCTTTACCCTGACCCGCAAACTGCTGAATCATCGCTATTTGCGTTGGAGAGGCTTTGCCGTACATAGGCATTAGACGCTCTGCCAAACACCATCTGAGAGCCATTGAATAGCCTTGTGGGAGGAATATATCCTCATACATGGATTGATAACGGCTAAACAAAGTATTTGCAAACAAATGCAATTCACCTTGTGATGGGCTAGGCCAAATAAATAAATTACCCGAATCAGCGCCAGGGTTAAAGTAAACCGCTTTAGGCCACGGGCCACTCAACGTCTTCAATCCAATCATTTGGTAATCTTGCAATGCCAACACAGACATTGGGTAATCTAAACCACCGCCTGTAATGGGTTGTCCATTAGACGTAGTGTTTACCCTAACAAACGCTGAATCAATGTTTAAAGGCTTTTGGTAGTAAGCCGTAATTGAAGTGGATGCAACCGTTTGATTGATATTGACTTGGTATGTACCAACTTCATTGATGTTGCCACCAGCGCCTGTCAAAGTCTGAGTAATCTTTGTGCCTGTTGTTATCCCCGTACCACTTAGGGTTTGCCCTTGGGCTACTGCACCTGATGCAATACCCGTCACGGTCAAAACATTACCCGAAATTGAGCCTGTAAAAGACGCACCGATAAAGTTCTGAGTCGATGGGTTAGGGCCAATCGTGTATTGGGTTTGACCCGAAATGACGGGGCAAATAATTTCTGTGACATTGAAAACCATCATGTTTTCGTTTGACCATTGGTCAATTATGTCGTTCAGCATTTCAAACGCATCAAGCGCTGCGTCTGGAGTAGGAGTTTCACCAGCTTCCAATGCACCTATGTCTTTTAACGCTCTGCTAACAATGTCATAAGGCACAGCCATAGTGATTCCTTAACTTAATCTAAATGTGGGCGGCTTCCAAGGCAAGGCAATTTCTTGCTGTTGTTTTACCGCTTCAAGTTGCTCTATTAGCCTTGATTTTATGCTACTTACCCCGTTTTGGGTAGTGCCTTGATCAATCCAATACTCAACCATTTCCTCGGTTACTTGGGCTGTTGGAATTGTCGCCTTTGTAGGGTCAAAGTCCCAATATCCCTCTGTCTCAATTCGTAGATCATCTTCAATCAAAGCAACGTGATACTTAGCCTGAAATATGGCTTGAGCATCACCCTTCAATTCGGAGATTTTCCAAACAAATCTCATGGGGCATCAGGCCATGTAACAGTCCAAGGGAAACCGCTT